CTTTGCGTAATCACAATTTCACAGCCTATGTACGAGAAATGTACACAGGTGCAGAGGCTGGCGGAGTGCGCTGGTTTGCAATCGGTTTTTAAAGGAGATAATCGATGAGTATTTATTTTGATTACGGCGTACAAACATTTTTTGACGACACCATTCACGAAACCGTACCTCAAACCGCGCAAACCATTACTGCCGAGCAGCACCAAGCCTTTTTAAATGCATTAAATCAAGGCGCGTACATTACCCAAGATTTGCAAATTGTACCGCGCCCAAGTACCGCGCACGTTTGGCAGAACGGTAAATGGCGTATATAGCTGCTATTCCAGTTCAATCCGAGACGGCGGTGTGCGCTTCAAAGTCATGCCCTTGCCGCCTGACAAGTGGGATTTAATCCGCGTGGATTTGCCTGAGCAGCGCATACATGAGTTTTACGCTCAAACCAAAGGTGCGAAGTACGATTGGGCTGGCTGTTTGGGGATTGCCTTACCTGCCTTGCGCCAAAACGTGAAAAAATGGTTTTGCAGCGAATGGTGTGCAGGCTGCTTGGGTTATGACCAGCCTGCGCGGTTTAGTCCGAATGGGTTGGCGAAACAGCTTTCAGGCAGCCTGAAATAGCAAAAACCCTGTCTGAAACACAGACAGGGTAGACAAAACAAAAACGGCTGCGTGGCGGTGTAACGAGCACCGTTCCCACGCCTGCACGCTACGCCACCCGAATTACTGACTGATATTCAACGTGCAGCACGGTTCTTTTATATTTGCAGTGCAATACCTTTGGTGGCAAAACAACGGGTCAAACATTTGGTACAGCGACGACAGAAAAAGCATGGAATGCAACGCAAATCGCCGAAAAATTGCAGGCTGCACGACAACGGCTAGGTGGGGTATTCATTGAAAACGAACCGTGGCAACGTTGTGTCAAACGCTACGACCGACCGCATACATTCTTTTATGCCGACCCACCGTACTGGCAAGTCACAGGTTACGAGCGTGTATTTGATTGGACGGAATACGAACAGCTTGCTCAAACGATGCGAACCATGCAAGGTAAGATGATGTTGAGTATTAATGACCACCCCGATATTCGCGCATTGTTTGCCGAGTTTAATATTACAGAATTGCAGCTAGCTTATTCTGTGGGGCGCAAAGCAGAAAGCCGCATACAGCGTGGTGAGTTGGTTATTTGTAACTACTGATTTCAAGCAGCCTGCAACAACAAAAGCGACTGCAACGTCGCTGTTGTTATATTTGATGCTATAAATTCAAATCCAAACGTTTATGGTATCAAAGTTGCAGCGGTTTTATAGGTAATAGCCAGCGATGAGATTGCTCAATTTGCACAGTTGTAAAAAATCCTGCTTGCAATAAGCAGGATTTGAAACTTTGTTGCACGGTATGAAATAAATAATAAGTGGGTTTATCTTGCAAAATGTGGGGAGAATTTCGCGCGTAGCATCAGCCTGCGCGGTTTAGCCCAAATGGTTTAGCGCAATCTTTTAATCAAAAATAAGAAAAAAAGCAGCCTGCACTTGGGTTTATGTCCTGTGCAGGCTGCTTTTTTGCCCCAAAGCGTTAAAAGCGCGGTTAAACGCCTTTGCTAGCTGCCAAATCGAATCAAAACGGCATAATAAACGCCATTTGTTGTTGCTTTTTGATAAGGACGCATTATGACAAACGCAGCCCGACACCACGGCATTACCACCAAAGAATACACCACAGGCGCACGCGCCATTGACGACATTTCTACCGCCATTATCGGCATGGTTTGCACCGCAGACGATGCCGATAACAGCGTATTCCCACTCAACCGCCCTGTTTTTTACACATCAGCCAACGAAGTTTTGGGCAAAGCAGGCAACACAGGCACACTCGCCAAATCGCTCGATGCCATCATTGACCAAGCAGACGCGCAAATTGTGATTGTGCGCGTGCCACATAGCGATAACGCAAGCGAACTCAAAGCCAACATCATCGGCACATCAACAGGCGACACCCACACAGGCATTAAAGCCCTATCACGCGCCAAAGCCACATTGGGCTACACCCCAAAAATCTTGGGTATTCCCGAGTTGGATAGCTTGGACGTATTGAAAGAATTGGTGAGTGTTGCCGAGCGCACACGCGCCTTTGCATATGGCCGCGCAGGCGGTTCAGCCGAATTGACCAAAGTAGCAGAATACCGCAAAAACTTTGGCAACCGCGAATTGATGTTGATTGACAACGAATTTATGGCATTCAACACCGCCACCCAAACCAGCACCACCGCCGCAACCGTTGCCCGAATTTTAGGTGCGCGTGCCAAGTTGGATAAACAAATCGGCTGGCACAAATCCATTTCCAACACCGAAATCAACGGCGTAAGCAGCCTGCAATTCTCACGCAGCTTTGATATTTTAGATTCCAAATGCGATGCCAACACCCTGAATAATGCTGATGTAACCACGCTGATTCGTGAAGACAGTTTCCGCGTGTGGGGCAATCGCACCTGCTCCAACGACAAAATGATGGCGTTTGAAGTGGCAACCCGTTCCGCGCAAATCATTCAAGAAACCATTGCCAGCGGCTTTATGTGGGCAATGGACAAACCCATGCACCCGAGCTTAATGGAAGACATCATCATGATGATTAACGCCAAATTAGCCGAATACGTTGCCAAAGGCTACATTTTGGGAGCGCGTGTGTTTGTGGACAAGAGCAAAAATACCAGTCAAACCGTGCAAGCAGGACAGTTCACATTTAGCTACGAATGGACATACGTTCCGCCATTGGAAAACATGGTGTTTGAGCAATACAACAGCGACACATTCTTTGTAAACTTGGTGGACAAAGTGATTAGCTTTGCCAATAGCTTCAAAGCAGCAACCGTTTAACAACAAGCAGCCTGCACAAAACAAAACGCCGTTAAGCGGGAACTTAACAGCGTTTCTCAATCTATACCGATGAAAGAATGAATAAGCCAAATAGTAACCCCATTAAAATTGACTGTAAAGCGAATTGCAATATAGAAAATTAAGGATACCAAAACAAATGAAAATGCCCAAACAACTCAAAGGTTTCAACCTGTTTACAGACGACGAAAATCAATACGGCGTGATTGTCGATATTTCGCGCCCCAAAATTTCGCGCAAAACCGAAGACTACACCCCCGGTGGCGCAATGGGCGAATTAACCGTTGCCCACGGTTTTGAAAAATTAGAAATGGAAATCACGTCCAAAGGTTATGACGCAGATATGCTCAAAACGATGACCAGCGCGATTAATGGCAAATTATTTCGCTATCAAGGCGCATTGCAAGAAGAAGACGGCACAGGCTATCGCATTTTAAAAGGCGAAGGGCGCGGTCGCATTATTGAAGCCGACCCAGGTACAGACAAACAAGGCGAAGGTGGCGAACACAAGTTCAAAGTTGCCCTGACTTACTGGAAGAAACGCTAAACAGCGAATAAATCTTGGAACTGGATTTTATGCAAAACAAAGCCAGCTTTGGCGGCGTAGACGAGCGTAAAGAACTGCGTCAGGCATTGGGCTTGATGTAATCTAACAACCATGCAGCCTGCAATCCAAACAGAAAGAAACACCATGAATCCCACCATTAAAATCAACCCAGACAACACCGTAACCGTAGCCCTGACCAGTGGCATATTTGTTTTGCGCGAACCAATCGGCAAAGACATGGACGGCATGGGACAAGACTTAATCAAAATTAAACACACCGACACCGTGCAAAAATTGCTATCGCGCATTGCCACGCCGTCCATCACACGCGCAATGTATGGCAAACTCACGCTGCCCGAAACGCAGGCATTGAATGCGGCTATTGATTTTTTTTCAGCGTCCCCAAATGCGAAAGCGGAAATGCAGGCTGCTTTGACGGAATTGGGCTACCTATCGGAATCCGATTCCGAGCCAACCAATTTGCCGCAATAATCAGCCAGCAGCCCAATGTGTGGGAAGCCGCTCACACAGAAGAGCTGAAATACTACAACGCCATCGCCGATTGTCTCGCTCAATGCGCGGCAGCTTTTGGCGGTGGCGTTGCCGCATTTGGGGACTACCCACTACTCGCTTTGCTGCGTTGGACGCATCGCGCGGTTTTGGTAACGCACGGAGATGATGATGACTGACCTAGTGATGAAAATCATTATGCAAGCCACGGATAAAGCCAGCAGCGCATTTGAGCGCGTGCGCCATGCGGCTAGTGGTTTGACGGGCAATTTAAGCGGGTTGCAAAAAGAATTAAGTGGCTTGGATAAAGCGCAACGATTGATTGTGCAACGCAATCAGTTGGACGCGCAAATGCAAAAGACCAGCCGCGCCATTTTAGAAAACCGCCGCGAAGTAAAAGCCTTGCGCGATGAAATCGCCAAATCAGGCGTGCCAACCAAAGCACAAGCTGCAAAATTAGCCGAACTTGCCCAACAATCCGACAAACTCAAAGACGCGCAAAGCAAAAGCAGCGATAAATTGAGCGAACTCAACAGCAAGCTGAAAACCTACGGCATTACCGCCAGAGATGCAGCAGGAGCGCAAGCGCAACTAAACAAAAAGCCGCTTTGGATAGGCTGCGCAAAGCACAGGAAACCGTCAGCAAAGCAAAGGAACTTTCAGGCAACCTGAAAGGTAAAGCCACAACCGCGGCAATGGGTGCGGCTACCGTAGGCGGTACAATGTCTGTGCCAATCAAAGCCTATGCCGAAAGCGAAAGCGCGGGAATGGAATTGCGTGTAGCGATGATGAATAGCGCAGGGAAAGTGCTGCCTGAATACGAAAAAGTGAACGCGCTCGCTACCAGTTTAGGCGACAGATTACCTGGCACAACCGCCGACTTTAAAAACCTGATGACCATGTTAATCCGTCAAGGCGTGTCTGCTCAAACCATTTTAGGTGGCACAGGCGAAGCGGCAGCATTGCTTGCGGTGCAGCTGAAAAAAACGCCCGAAGCAGCAGCAGAAATGGCAGCCAAGCTGCAAGATGCCACGCGAGCGAGCGAAAAAGAAATGTTAGGTTTAATGGATAGAGTTCAAAAACTCTATTACATGGGTACAGACGACAGTAATATTTTGGGCGCATTTTCCAAGTTATCCCCTGCGCTAGACATTACCAAAATGAAAGGCGAAGCCGCGATTAAAACCTTTTCGCCCCTGATTGGTATGCTTGACCAAGCAGGGTTGAGTGGCGATAGCGCAGGTAATGCACTGCGTAAAGTATTCTCGTCCATGATGGCGACTGCCAAAATTAACAAAATCATTTCCGATGCCAAGAAGTTGGGGCAAGTATCCGCTGATTTTAATTTGTCGTTTACAGACGGCAAGGGCGAGTTTGGCGGATTAGAGAATGCCTACACGCAATTAGCCAAACTAAAAAACCTAACCACAGAAACGCGACTAGACATTCTCAAATCTATTTTTGGCGATGACGCAGAAACGCTGCAAGCCCTAAACACTATGATTGACAAAGGGCAAGCAGGCTACAACGAATTTGCCGCTAAAATGGAAGCGCAAGCCAGTTTACAACAGCGCGTAAACGCCACATTAGGCACAGTAACCAACCTTTGGGATTCCGCCACAGGCTCATTTACCAATTTAATGGTGGCAGTTGGCGAATCCATGCAGGGAGAAATCCGCACCGTGATTGGCTGGATTGACGACATCAGCACCAAGTTAGGCATTTGGGCAAAAGCCAACCCCGAAACCGCTAATACTCTGCTGAAAATTGTTGGCGCGATTGGCATTAGCTTGGTGGCGTTTGCGGCTTTGTTTGCTGTGATTGCGGCTGTACTTGTCCCAATGGCAGCGATGAAATTGGCGTGGGCAAGTCTATTTACCAGCATGAGCGGTGGCACAGGTATTTTTACAGCCATTGGCGGCGGCATTCGCATCGTTTCCACCGCCTTGCTCGGCTTTGGGCATGTCGCCAAGGCATTTTTAGTCAGCAATCCATTTGGTTGGGCGATTCTTGCTGTGTCCTTATTGGCAGCGTTGTATCTCAACTGGGAAAAAGTCAAAAACGCCATTGCAGCAGGTTGGGCATGGTTGCGTGGTATTTTGCGCGATAACCCATTGATTGGCGCATTTGCAGGTCCAATCAGCATGATTGCCAGCTTAATCGCCAATTTTGACCGCTTAATTGCCAAAGTGCAGGCTGCTAAACACGCGATTGCCCATTCCAGCTTTGGACAAGCAGCAACAGGCGTTTGGAATAAAGTAAGAAGCGTGGCAGGTTTTTCGCGCGGTGGCTACACAGGTGCAGGCGGTGTGAACGAAGCCGCAGGCATTGTCCACAAAGGCGAAGTGGTGTTCAGTCAGCGCGATGTGGCACGTTTTGGCGGCTGGCAAATGGTTGAGCGTCTGCGACAAGGCGGCGCGAATCTGTTAGCAAAAATGGGCGGTTCAAGCAGCCTTAATATGGGTGCAATGGCAGTTCGTGCAGCCGAAAAATTAGGCGGCATATTTTCAGGCAGCGAAAACAAACCCAGCGTATTGCCACGCCCGACCGTGTTTGCACCGCCCCAAATAGCAGGAATGAGCAGGCTGCACATGGGTGGCGACAACATTACCATTCACATTCACGCCACGCCCAATCAAGACCCACGCAGTATCGCAGATTTAGTCTTGCAGAAATTGCAGCAACGCGACCAAGCCAAACGCCGCCGCGCCAACAGCAGTTTTATGGATAAAGACTAAAACCGTAGAGTGTGCCACGCGCACCAAACCTTTCAGGCAGCCTGAAAAAAACGGTGCGCACGGCACACCCTGCATCAACATAAGGAAACCCAAAAAATGGCACTTGCAACTTTGGGATTGTTCGTATTTCACATGAACACAATCCCCTTTCAAAACATCAGCCGCAGCCAAACATGGAAACACCCACATCAAAATGTCGTTGGCAGCATGCCGCCGTCCCAATTCACAGGCAAAGACCCCGATGAAATCAACATCAAAGCCGAATTACGCCCCGAAATCACAGGCGGCGAAAACACTGTTGAATTTGTGCGCCAAATGGCAAACACAGGGCAAGCGCACCTCTTAATCATGGGAACAGGTAAGCTAATGGGTAGTTTTGTGATTACCAACATTCAGGAAGACCAAAGCGAGCTGATGTGGGACGGCAAACCGCGCTCAATTTCATTCACTATGACTCTAAAAAAAAGTATCCGACCACGCATTCGGTGTGGACGGCGAAGCATTGGGTTTAGCTGTGGGCATGGTACGCGCACTCGCAGGGGTATGATATGGCTTTTGATTTAGACACGCTCGCCAACGCCACCCGAAAAATCTTTGACCAATTATTTGACGACCAAGGGCGACATCTGACCCCAATCGCAGAACTCACAATCAACGGCAAAACATTTGGCACACAAACCCTATCGCGCATTATCAGCCTAGATTTAACCGACAAACGCGGCTTTGAAGCGGACGAATTAACCATAGAGCTAGACGACCACGACGGCGCAATCGCCATACCCAAAATGGGCGACAAAATCACACTCGCGCTGGGTTATGCCGAAACAGGCGTAGTGGATAAAGGCGAGTACCTATTTTCCGAATTTACCCATTCAGGCAGCCCCGATACATTGAGCATTACCGCACGCGCCGCCGACCTCGCCGAAAGCCTAGCCGAGCAAAAAGAAAAATCGTGGCACAAACAAACCCTGCATCAAATCGTGCAAGCCATTGCCACGCAAAACGGCTACACAGGCGAAAAATGCAAAATTGCAGAAAGCTACAAAAACACACGCATTGACCACATAGACCAAACCAACGAAAGCGATGCCAGTTTTTTAAGCCGACTAGCCGAGCAATATGGCGCGATAGCCACCGTAAAACACGGCATTTTTCTGTTCACGCCCGAGGGCGAAGCGCAAACCGTAAACGGCAAGCCCATTCCAGCCTTAACCATTACACGGCAATCGGGCGATAGACACAGCTTTACCTATTCCACCACCGACAGCTACAACGCCGTTCGCGCGTTTTACACCGACAAAAGAACAGGCAAGCGCAAAGAGGTGGTAGTGGACAAAACCAACGTGCAGCCCGAGCGTAAAACCAACCGCAACGGCAAACAAAAACCGCCCCAAGCCAATGCCAACCGCAAAATTGACACCACAGGGCAAAAAGTCAAAACTCTGCGCCATTTGTATGCCAGCAATTCGAACGCATGGAGCGGAGCGCGAACCGCATTCAAAAAACTGCAACGTGGCGCAGCACAATTTAGCATTACACTTGCCGCAGGTCGCCCCGATTTATTCCCCGAAACGCCTGTGATTGTGCAAGGCTTCAAGCCCGAAATTGACCGCGAAAAATGGCTCATCACAGAAGTGCAACACCATTTGGACGACGGCGGCTACACATGCAGCCTGAAACTGGAAGCAATGTTGGATTTTAAGGGCGGCGAAGAATAAAAAAGCAGCCTGCATGTGGGTGCAGGCTGCTTTTATTTATGGCGGATTAACTTTTTCTTTGGAAGAACCAATTTAGCAATTAAATTATCACAAGTTTCAGCCATATCAAGAGAGTCTTGATACGCGCCTTTTCCTGTTGCATAAATAAAGAGTTTACTTAATTCATGAGTTATTTCGGTATCCCTTACTTGATACTCTTGACACACAGATTGAACGGAACGGCGAATATGATTAGCAAGATAACGACAAGTATGAAATTGTTTATCATCGCGCACCAGTAACAACAAATCCTTAATTTCCTTATGAATTTTATCTATTTCATTTTGGAAATAAATTTCTTTACTAGCATGCTTTTCTTGATATTTACCAATCCACCAGCCAATACCAGTCGCGATTACAGTAAAAATATTTAAACTTTTATCCGCAATATCCAATAAATCAGGAAAAGACGGCATTTTATTTACCTTGCATATTCACACGTTTATATTCATCGCGTGCCAATGTAATAATCTGCTCAACAGTAATTGGGTAAAACTCATCTTGCGGTAACACAACTAATTTCTTTAATACTTCTTCATAAGTAAAGCCATCGTGTTTTACTAATCCAACAAACGACTCTCCCAAAAAACCAGAATCAGGCATATCTTGCAATTTAGAAAAATCTACAATCACCTTATCATATTGGTTAAATGCTTCAATTAAATATTGTTTTCGAAAAGCAGCGCCACTGCTAATAGGATTGTCCTGCTCATCTCTCCCCCAAGGGTCTTCAGAAAATTGAGAAACATCAATGGTAATTTTATTATTTATCATAGTTTTCTTTCGGTAAAAGGCTTAACGAGCATTCAATAAGTGTTCCTTGTAATGGAACCTTTAACTGAGACGTAACTAATTTCTTATTTCTAGTTCCTGCTTTTGCCAAGCCAGAACAAATAAAAACATCAGATTTTTGCGCATATTCCACAAGCTTAACAATATTGTCAAGCCCATTTCCTCGCCCAGAGCCAATAAATCGCGACATACCAGCTTGCCATGCCTCTTGTACAATATGCGCATCTTCTAAATTAGAATAAAAAGCAGCGCGAGGTTCCAGGGCAAAATCAACATAAGATTCAGAAATGCCCACGCCCATATCATAAACAATCAAGAATAACGTATCCGTTTCTTCTTCATCTACAAACATGTACCACCAATTTTTATTTTGATAAAAATTAGTTTGATTCATAGGCTTTTTACTAAACGCAACACCATCAGTTGGATACGCATGATGCTGCACATTCATAACCATTTCCGAGGTGGCTGTTCTCAACAACGAGAATAATTTAGCCCATTCACTTTCTTGACCTATGTAACGCTGTTTTATTTTCGATTCGTGAAATGAAAGAATTTGCCGTATTTTACCAGCCAGTGCCGTAAAGTCTCGTCCTTTAGGTCGGGGATATCAGGCACGGACTGCGAAGCAGTCCTAAAAAATGTTAGAATATAGCCAATCCTTTTTTGTTTGATTAGCCAATGAAAATTCTCAAAGCCTACAAATTTGAACTCATACCAAACGGCGAGCAAATCCGCAAACTGAAACAGTTTTGCGGCTGTTCGCGTTTCGTATTCAATCGGGCTTTGGCATATCAAAATGAACAATATGAAGCGAATAAATCGTTTAAATTTAGCTATACTAAGTTAACCGCATTGTTGCCCAAATGGAAACGTGAGCTAGTTTGGCTCAAAGACTGCCACAGCCAAGTGTTGCAGCAGAGTTTGAAAGATTTGGAAAGTGCATTCAAAAACTTTTTTGCAAAACGCGGCGACTTCCCAAAGTTCAAACGTAAAGGCGAAAAAGACAGTTTTCGTTTTCCACAAGGTTGCAAATTAGAACAGCACAACAACCGTATCTATTTGCCTAAAATAGGATTTATCCGCTACCGCAATAGCCGAGCTATTTCAGGCAGCCTGAAAAATGTAACCGTCAGCCAAAAATGCGGTAAGTGGTATGTTTCCATTCAAACAGAATTTGAGACGGAAACGCCAAAACCCAACAGCGGAGAAATCGGTATTGATATGGGCATCGTTCGTTTTGCTACTTTGTCCAACGGCGAATACTTTGAGCCGATTAACGCTTTCAAAGCCTTAAAAGGCAAACTAGCGAAATTGCAAAAGCAGTTCAAACACAAAACTAAATTCAGCAAAAATTGGCAAAAGTTAAAAGCCAAAATTGCCAAATTGCACCACAAAATCAGCAATATCCGTAAAAACTACTTGCATCAAATCAGCAACCAAATCAGCCAAAACCACGCGATTGTGTATGTTGAAGATTTGCAAGTGGCGAATATGTCCAAGTCAGCAAAAGGCGATGTTGAACAGCACGGTAAAAATGTGAAACAGAAATCAGGCTTAAATCGGGCGATTTTAGACCAGTCTTGGGCGGAATTTAGGCGACAGTTGGCGTATAAATTGGCTTGGAATGGTGGTTCTTTGTTTGCCGTTCCGCCACAAAATACCAGCCGATGTTGTCCGAATTGCGGACATACGACAAAAGACAACCGCCAAACGCAGGCGAATTTTGAATGCGTAGAGTGTGGCTATTAAAACAATGCCGATGTTGTTGGTGCAATCAATGTGTTAAAACGTGGGCAAGCCATTCAGGCTGCCTGAAAAAACAAAAATCAGGGCAGGACGTGTCCGTAGCGCGTGTGAAGTGAACAATGCAGTCAGGTTGTCAGCAGCACGAACCCACCGAAGCGAGTCAGCAAAACATTGCTAGCCGCAGTAGGAATCCCCTTGCTTTAGCAAGGGGAGGACGTCAAGCAAAGACGAGCGTTTGCAGCACGCGCGTGAAGTGCAGGCTGCTTTGTTGAGCCGCGGCGAAGCGAAGCAATCTTTAAGCGAGATTGCGGCGCGTTTTGCGGTGGAAGATGAATTTTGGAGCAAGGCAAATTGGCGTGTGTTTCACGATGTGAAAGCGCGAGTAGATTTTAAGGCGATTGATTGGAATCGTGGCACGGCTGCTGGCTACATCGCTAAATACATTGCCAAGAATATTGACGGCAAAAATGCGCTGGGGCAGGAAATTGGCGATGATGACGAGAGTTTGATAGGGGAAAGTGCGGCGGCAACGGCGGCTTATGTGGACGCTTGGGCGAGCTTATGGGGCATTCGTCAATTTCAGCAAATTGGTGGGCCGCCTGTGTCGGTGTGGCGTGAATTGCGCCGTGAGTTTGCCGATAAGCAGCCTGATGAAGACAGCGAAATTTTGCGTGCGGCGCGTGCGGCGGATTTGGGCGACTGGGGTAAATTTGTGCAAGTGATGGGCGGTGTGCATGTGAAACGTGCCGACCGTCCTGTGCAGCTGTATAAAGAATTGCCCATGGAATCGGGCGAAGTGGCAAAAAATCGTTATGGTGAGCCGTGCGATAAAGCGATTCGTGGGGTTTTGTGTGCAACAACAGGCGAAATTCGATTCACGCGCATTCATGAGTGGGTGTTGTGTTTCGATAAAGGTGGCGTAGCCACCCCTTGGACTGGTGTCAATAACTCTACGAATTTGTTGGACGATGAAAAACCGCGTCAAAAATTGGTAAAAAATCCAACCGTGGCAGAAAGTGTGCGCCGTGTATTTGGTCCGACTGCGCGTGCAGGTTGGGCAAAACAGCGCGATTTTATACAGGCTGCTTTGGCGCAAGATTCGGAAGTGCCACCAGCGGTACAACGTCAATGGCGCGAAGAAATGTCGGCTTTGGACGAGAGCTTGCGGTTGCCTGAATGGAATGCGGAGCGTTGGTTGGGTTGGGTGCAACATCATGCCGATGAACAGCAAGAATGGGTGCGCCAAGCGCATGAACAGGCGAATCGCGCTAAACAGCAAAGCGAGCAAACGCAAGAATTGCGCGATTATTTGGCGACTTTGCGAAGCATAGGAACGAGTGCGTGGGACGCTTCGGGCTTTGGTCGCTATGAGAAAAAAGTGCAGGCTGCTTTGCGTGAACAAAGCCGTACGCCTGCGGTGCGCCCTGAAAAATTTATCAAACCAAAACAATACGATAGTTTGGAAAGCGTGTTGCGCGATGCCGCTGCTTTGGAGCAGAAATTGGCAGCGCAATGGGTGGATTGGTTGAATGATTTTTAATCTGCCATATCAAAAGGCGGTGCAGGCTGCTTTGGTTGGCATGAAATGGGCTGGAGGTATGATGAATAGCTTGTTTTTGAATAAAGATGAAATGGTGGTTTTGACAGGCAAGGTGCGTGCCAAACCGCAAATTCGGGCATTGGCAGAGCTGCGTATTCCGTTTTTGGTTAATGCGGCTGGTCGTCCGATTGTGGCGCGTGCGGCGGTGGAGCGTGTGTTGGGTGCGGTGGTTGTGCCTACGCAGTCGCCTGAATCGATGCGCTGGAAAAGTCATCAAACAGATGGTTAAACTGGCTAAATTGGGGGGAGCATGGCAAAAAAACGGTCGTTACCTGCGCGTTTGCGTGAAAAGGTTATGAAAAATGGTAAGGTGTATTATTACTATGACACTTGCCAAAAACCACGTAAATGGTTGCCATTGGGCGCGGATTTTTACGAAGCGTTGAAGCAATATGCGGATTTGGAGCGCGAATTTAATGTGCAGGAAATGGCGACGCGTGTGAGCGATGTTTTGACTTTTGCTTATGTAGCAAAGCGGTATGTGCGCGAAGTGTTGCCGACCAAATCGCTGGCAACGCAAAAGTGTAATTTTCGTGAACTGGATAATTTGTTGTTGTTTTTTGATAAATGACTGCGATGACATGATGAAACCAAACCTATACATTTGCCTAACCCCCCTGCAAGCATGGATTGCCCAACAACTGATACGACAAAAGCAGCCTGCACCCGCGCATTTGCTCATGATTTGCTATGCCGAAGCCGACAACGACAAATTCCGCCACTATTATCAACAAACTGCCGCTTTGTGCGAACACAGCGATTATGTGGTGTTGTCGCAAAACAAATGGCGCAAGAAATTCATGTCGCCCAAATTGCGAAAAAACATTGCCAAGCAATACGATACGGTGTATCTAGCCAGCGTGGATAATGAATCGGTGCATTATGTGTTGAGCCACATCGCGTTTAACCATTTGGAAACCTTTGATGACGGCACAGCCAATTTGTATCACAACAGCATTTTTTATCAGACCCAAACGTTTAATCTGAATAAGCAAATTCGCCGTTGCCTGCAAGGGATTCGCTATCAAACCAAAGATTTGTGCGAATTGTCGCAGCAGCATCACACGCTGTATCGCCAGTTGCCCAATATTGTTGCCCACACCACGCCTTTGCGCTTGTGGCACGATAATTTAGACATTTTGTCCAATGAAAATACACAGTCCTACAAAATTTTGCTGGGGCAGCCCTTGTTTGAACAGGTACAAGACAATGTGGCTTTGTTTACCGCGCTCAATCGCCATATTCAAGCCGATGCGTATTTTCCACACCCACGCGAATCGTATCGTTTGCCCGATGTGGCGTATATCCAAACACCTTTGATTTTTGAAGATTATTTGATTGAGCAGATTCAAAAGCAGCCTGCACGTTCGTTTGCCATATACAGCTTGGGCAGCAGTGCGGCGTTGAATGTGAGTGCCTTTCCCCATGTTCAAGTGTTTGCGTTGCGCCCGAACTTGCCTTTGTTTGACAACGAAACGTGGACAAATTTGTATCGCATACAAAGCCAACTGAATATTCCTATACACGATATAACCCTATGAATCCCGCAACCCTTTCTTTGATTATTCCGTGCTACAACGTGCAGGATTATGTGCAGGCTGCTTTGCAATCGGTTTGGGACAATTTGTCCGAAGAAAATCGGCAGCGCGTGCAATGGATTATCGTCAATGACGGTGCGCGCGATAATACGCCAGCCGTGATTGAGTCGTTTATCGCGCAAAATTTGACTGCTAAAAACGTGCCGCATCAATACATTACGCAAGAAAATGCAGGCTTATCGGCAGCGCGTAACACAGGTTTGGCGCACGCGACAGGCGATTATGTGTTGTTTTTAGACAGCGATGATATTTTTGTGCAGGCTGCTTTGGACAAAATTTTGGCGGTGCTAGACCAGTATCAGCCCGATATTGTGGAATTTGACGCGCAAATGTTTCATCAATACAGCGATTTAACTTTTGCTGCGCCGACTTTGTTTGGCGATTATTTTCGCGATACGCAAAACTTGAATCCGCCAAGCAGCCTGCATCGTGCGTTTGAAGAAAATCGCTGGTATGTGTGGTCGCGTTGCTATCGCCGCGCCTTGCTGCATCAGCACCCATTTGTCGCAGGCAAATTGTTTGAAGACATGATGTTTACGCCTTATGTGTATTTGGCGGCGCAATCGTTTTATGCTTTGCCCGAAGTGCTGTTGGGCTATCGACAAAACGCAGGCAGCATCACCGCCAATGTGTCGCAACGACATATTGACGATTTGTTTTTCGCGTTCACCATGGCGTTAGACAAAATGTCTAACTATCCCAATCATCAAGCCGAATTGCGGATTTTGCAGTTCAAAACGTGGCGATTGATGGTGGCGTATGCCGTGAAACGCTTTCTTAAAACGCGTGATATGGCGTTTTTGCAGCACATTCAGCGTTATCGCGCCCAAACCAAAGCACGGTTTGGTGTCGATTTTGGCTGGTGTGTGGGCTATTTTTTAGGCTCGTTGTGGCGACGTTGGCGCAAGAAATGGGCATAATTCACCGCACTTGCCGTTATTCCTGCGTAGGCAGGAATCCAACGTAGTTATTCAGTTGCTTAACATAAATGTATATAACTCAATGATTTATTACGATGCACCGCCTGCGGACGGTAAACTCAAAAACCCTTTGGATAACAGTGAGCTGGATTTGTCGGCTTCTAGTATTGCGCGTGAAAATAAGCGGCTGTTGGAAGCCTTGAAAATGCAGCCGTTTTTTGCTTTGCGTATGGGGCAGGTGTCCACCAATGGCGATTCTTGGAAAATTAAAAATCAAGGCAGCTTTACGGCAACTGGCTCCATCATGATTACGGCTGCGGATATTGCACCCAACATCACGCAAAAAGGTGTGGACATGAAAATTGGTTTGGACATGGCAACCTTGGCTTTAAAAAAAGCAAGTGGGCGCGATTTTGTGCTGGTTACAGCAGACAGCGATTTTGTGCCAGCAATCAAATTGGCGCGTATGGAAGGCGTGCAGATTTTCTTGGCGCATTTGGGGCATACGGTTAAGCCAGAACTAAAAGAACATTCCGATGTATTGCTGGATAATATTTCGGCTGCTCAATAAAATTACCTTTCTTTTCTTTTATTATATTTTAAATTAAAATAAATTAAAACTAACCGGAATTGAATTATAAAAAAGAATAAACTTAATATAAATAATATATTAAATATGCTATCTGTATGTTTTTTTTCTGATTGAATATAATTGACAAAAGGGCAAGTTAATAATAAATATAAAAACAAATTAATTATAAATCCGTATCTTTGAGAGAATTTGGAAAAATAATAAGCACCTTTGTATAATTCCAATCTCATATCAGAACTTTTAGATACCATAAACT